ACTATAGGATGAGCATATACCATAATCATCATTACATCATAGTTATTATTTATAAGTTCATTATAAAGTGCTTCTGTGGAGTCATAGTTAGAAGCAGTAGTATCATAAACAAAATTTAATTTAGCTTTAATAGTATTAGGTAAATCTTGTTTTCTAATTAAAGCAGATGCACCTGCTAAATTATTATATAATGGAGAATCTTTATCTTCTACATACTTATCAGCATTTAAATTTTCAAATCCTGTAAGAGCAGGTTGTATTGCTCGTAATAATGTAGATTTACCTACAGCTGCTCCACCAGCCATTATAATAGCTTTTGGTTGCCCTGTTACTTCTTTTAATAATTCAACTAAACTTATCATACTTATACATATTACGGCTTTAACTGAACTTTAGTTCTGAACTCCGTAAATATAGGTGAATGAGATGGATTTTCCAAGTCAAAAAGTTTTTTAACTGTTTTAAATATATCCAAATTTTCTTCATGAGATCGTTCGGATTCAATAATTTCCCAACCCTTACCTTGTAATTTGCCTTCAGATGATTTACGTTTTGTTGATTTAAGCCATAAAATGCCATATTTATCTATTTTCTTACCATAACATTCTTCATAACATTGACCATAAACTGCGGTCTGTAACTCATATGTTGATTGTATTTGGTTAGAAGTTTTAATATCTAATAACCATCTTTTATTATCTAATTCTATAATTAAATCACAAGTACCTGCTACTTTTAGTATATCCGAAAATATGTGAACTTCAGTTTCAATTAATGTAGGTTTAAAAGTTTCCCAAAATTCAACAAAACGTAAAAACATTTGCCATACATCTGGGTTGTATTGAGGATATCCTGATTGGGATAAAAAATTTAATTCTTCACCATTTAAATAAGATTCAACCATTTCGTGTACAGTTGTACCTTCTTCAGCTGCTTTTTGTACTATATGCTCAGAAGCATATCCTACTTTTTTTAGCCAATCTTCAAAATATTTACCTTTAGGATAATAACTTAATACATAAGTTACAGATGGATAATATTCACCATTCCTACGATAGTAGCGAGAATCAGGTAAAGTAATTTGTTGGGCGTCTTCAGATATTTGAAGAATCCTGTTGTAGGATTTTTTAATAATTGGTTTTTTACTCATATTACAGATAGTTTAGCTTCTAATAACTCATATTGAGTTAGTGGGAAGGTGTTTTGTATTAAATTTGTAAAATTGGAAAATCCCATTTCGCTAGGATCTTTACCTTTTAATTTTACTAAATATACTTCTTTACCTTCATTCATAAAATTCTCAGCAAACTTTAAAGCTTGTTTTAAAGCATCTGAATCAAGGGCTATATAAATTTTTTTTACAGTAGATGTAACTATTTTTTTCATTAGGTTTGATTGTATATTTTTGCCTAATAATGGTATAGCATTGCGTTTTATAGCAATAGCATCAAATGGTCCTTCACATAATACAAGTGGTAAATCCCAATTAATAAATAATTCAAACGGTATAATATCTCGAGATGTTTCAGGATTACGATATTTTACAAATGATGATTTTTCAAATGAACGGCCTGTAAAATAATTTAGTTTACCTTTTTCATCATATGAAGGAATAATAACCATATTAGCATACATTCCTTTATCACAATAACCTATATTATATTTAATAATATCATCTTCATTAATATTTCTAGATTTTAAATAAGATAAAGCATGACGAGCAATTATATCTTTATTCCCAATAATAGGTTTAAACTCATCAGGTAATTTTAAAGATATACTTTGTACTACTTCTTTAATTTCATTTTCGCTACCAATTAAACTACGTAGTTCTTCAAATCGTTCAGGTGATGCTTCTACTTGTTTAAATAAAGATGAAATACGAGTACCTTTTTTATCACAAACCCAACAATGCCAAGGATTATGTCCTTTTTTATTTTCTGAAAAGTTAATTTCTAATTTTGGTTTATGGTGTTTGCAAAAAGGACAATAATGAGCTTGATTGCCTCTAGCTGTTCGTTTACCTGTTCCAAGTACAGAATTTACTAGATTAATAAGTAGTTCATTTACCATAAAGCGCAATGTAACAAAAAAAGCTTAGGTTCCCAAGCTTACTTTAAAATAAAATCTTTTCTAAAAAACTTACCAAGTATATTATCGTTATGCCATTTTTCAGGTTCTTCTAATACACTAAAATAGAAAAGATATTTACACTCATAATAAGTTAATAATTTTTTATTATCAACAAACTTTAATATTACACGTTTAAATTCGTTGTGTTTATTTTCTTTTAATAAATCAAGAATAGGTTTAGCAGATCCATAATATGTTTTCCAATCAGATTCTTTTTGAGTAACTTTAGTTAAAGTTTTACGACCCGGACCTGTTTGTTCTGCTAATTCTTTTTTAGTAAGTTTTTTTGTTAGGTTATGATAAAGTACTTTTTTACCTATATAAGACATCTTAGTAGGTTCATGAATTACTATATAAATAAACCCATAAGTGTTTTCAGGAAAGTCTTCTAATTTTTCTATAACTTCATTATTATACAACCACATAAATTATTTTTATTGATATTGATATCTTATTATTATAATACCATCTCCACCATTACCACCACGTGTAGGACTAGTAAATCCATCCCAAATGTCTCCACCACCACCACCACCTCTTGCACCATCACCACCTGCACTAGGGCCACTAGCAGCACCACCACCATCACTAACAGTTCCAGGAGTTGGAGTTGATCCACCTCCACCACCACCATATCCTAAACTAGTTCCTGAAATAGAAGAAGTAATACCTATACCTCCATCTTGGTTATTACCATTACCTCCTGCTCCGGCACCACCACCTGAACCTATTGAAGGAGGATCACCACCGCCTGAGTAGTCAGCATTACTACCTCCAGGGCCTGTATAATCTCCACCCCCACCACCGGTTGCTGTAGTTCCAAAAACACTAGAAGCTAAACCAGAATTACCATTGACATCAACTGTTGTAGAACCAGAACCTCCTGTACCTACTCCTACTGTATAGGATGTAAGCGAAACACTATAACTACCACTTCTTGCAGTACCACCAGCACCACCAGATCCTAATTCAGTAGCAGTTTGACCAACTGTACCTCCACCACCACCACCTAAAATTAAATATTCTACTGAAGTATAACCTACAGAACCAGTTCTATGTACTACAAAACTACTAGTACCTGCCGAAAAAGTATGTACTTTATAATTACCATCAGTAGTTATAGTACCACCTGAAGCGCTTATATAAACTGTAGGCCCACTAGGAGCTGATAATGTTACTTTTTTTACAAATGCAAATGGTGCAAACATTAATTAGTATGATTGAAAGTTATTAAGATTAGTAGAATATAATCTAGCACTATCAAATGAAATAAAAGTTAATATATCGATACCTGTACTAGCTGTATAAGCAGATCCTGAAGGATAATAAAATTTTCCTGCAGAAAAAGAAATACTAGAGGTAGGGGAACCATTAACTAATTTAAAGTTAATAGTTTGACCAGGTTGAATGTTTGAAGCTGATATATGAATTGAGCTACCTGAAGCGGTTAAAGTAAAAAAGTTACCTAAATTACAATCTAAAGATGCAGTACCCGAAGTAATTGATAATGCTACTACTTCTCCTCTAAAAGAGCTAGATACTATACCCGAAAATGAGCCTGAAAATGAACCTGTAGCTATTACAGAATATGACCCGGTTTGATTTAAAGAATCAATAATATTAGTAATATCTGAGGGTTGAATTGTATTACCATTTACTATATTTGTTTTAGGTATGTATTGTACTGGCATAATTATAAATATTATAAATCAAAGTTAACTATTATTGTTGTGTCTGTTTTATCTGATACTGGGATAGGGTTAGATAATTTAGCTACTGCTATTAATTCTTGATAATCGTTATACAATCCTATGGTAGTAACATATGGGTTAAAATAAGATCCTGTGGCAAAATCATAATATACATCATTA